CGGGTGAATTGGTTCTTCACACATAATGCAATTTTTTTTCAATTTATTTTTCTTCATCTTTACGTTTTTGTTCTTCTAGTAGGTTTAAAAATTCCCATAATTCAACTATGTTTTTAAGGTAAACTTTTTCATTTGGTTTTGATTTGTGGTGGAGGACAAGTGGTTGCACTACTCCTTTATCATTTAATCTTCCATAAATATACCATAACATAAGTTCTGTTTTCCATTCTCCAAACTTCAACAACAGTAAATCTTCAATGATTAAAAAAAAGTCCTCCTCATATTCAAGCAGGTTGGTTTTAAATTTATCATACAGTGAATTTGATCTTATCCAACATTCTTCAATGCGGGAAAGCAAATCAACAAACATTTCTTTTTCAGTTAAAACTTTTACCTTTTTAACTCGTTTAGAAAGTTTAAGTTTTTTTCCAAAACTATTTAGATCCAGTTTCATATTCTATTACCTCATATAAATTTAAAAACTCTTCCTCATTAAGTTGTTTGCGAAAAACAAAATAGTCTAAGGCGCTGTAGTAACTGGGTGCTACTACTCTATCAATTACTTCTTTTTTATTATCACTTTTAGCGTAATAAATGTATGGCTTAAATTTTAGCATGGTTTTATCTTTTTAATATACTAATAAATATTTTGAGAGCCTAATTTTATAAAAATTTTAGGTTGTTTTGGGAGTTGTGTTTAATGTATGTTCCCCACTTATACTTAGCATATTCATGTCCTTGTACTTCAGCATTTCTTCTTTTGTCTCCATTAACAGACAATGATGCAAAGTGATAAAAATGAGCGCTGTATGTTCTAAGCATTTTCAAGCCTGATAGCTGACATTTGAGAAAGAAGTCCCAATCTGCTACCATACCATCTTGATAATTTTCATCCCATCCTCCTACTTTTAAATAGTCTACTTTAGACATAAAAATAGGTAGTGTAGATCCTGTTTCTTCAACCTTTTTTTCATATGTTACATCATTTAAAGCTTTTTCATATTCTTGAAAACGTTTTAAGTCAAATGTGTCAACTGATTTTCCTAAATCTCTTATGTGAAATTGAGAAAACATGCTTGGTGTAGGTTCAATTTGGTTTGGAGAAATGACTGCATTAGGAATGTAATCTTTTAATAAATTTTTGTCCCAATTTTTGGGAAATACATTGTCATCATTTACTATTAAAATCAACTCGTGCTTTGCATTATAAACGCCTAAGTTGGTAGCTCGACAAAGGCCTACATTATCTTCCATGTTTAGAATATCAATTGATTCAGCGTATTTTTCCAACATATTTTTGTTGATGTCATAAAAACCATCTACAACTACTATGATTTGGTTTTGGTTGGTTTGGCCTTCAATGCAAGAACGAAGACATAAGTCTAAAACATCTGGTGACTGGTAGGTGGGGATGACTACTGATATTAAAGATGTTTTCTCCATTCTTCGATTAGGTCTTGTTGTTTTACTTTATATAAAGGAGCCAACCAATTTGTCTCTCCATGAGTACTGAATGTATTTAAAGGACACAACAATGCTTTTCCATTATCTCTTAATTCAAGAAACATTTTAAAATCATCTGGGTGGGTTCCACTTGTGTATTTTCTTAATATACTTTCATCCTCTTTTAATGTTTTTACTTTAGCAGCAAATGTCATAGTTGTACTGTTGAACATTCCAAACAGTTGACTTTCACCTCTAAATATTTTAGTTGTGTATCCTCCATCTTGATCTACTTCTGGATTTCCACCTTGAAGAGGAGCCATAAACTTGTCAGGATGAAGATATAAGGTTACATATGGTGCTCCTAACTTAAATCCTTCTTCTAAAATTTGAGGTGAACCAGACAAGTGAATATAGTCATTTTCTACAAAGTAAACTATTTCATCGTCTTTTCCTTTCAAAGTCATGTCTAAAGCTAAGTTGAATGTACCAGCTCCATGACCTACTGAAGTATAAGTAATGTGAGATTTGTCTATGTACTTACAAATCATGTCTCTTGTTTGTTGACAGACGTTATCTGCTATAACATGAATATCCCAAATATTTTCAAAAAATACATTGCAAAAGTTTTTTAAACAAGACTCGTTTGTAATGTAGTCTGGTTTTACTTTGTTGTAACCGGTGTCTGATATTCTATAAATTATTTTCATTTTATTTTATAATGTAACATCCAGAAGGCAAACCTGAATCAGAATTTGTATACCTAGTATTAATATTTAATGGTTGATCTGTTACTGGGTGATTTATGAATTCTGGTAAGTTTCTTTGTTTAAAGAATGTTTTAATAGCGTCTAATGTTTTGTATAAACAAGAATCATCAAATATAATGTATCCACCTGGTTGTACTTTATCGTATAATTCTTCTAAAGTCTCTGAATATGCATCTACGTCTATTTTTAATAATGCTATTTGTTCTATTCCTGATGTTGGTAAAGTATCTTTAACAAATCCTTTTAAAAATTTAATTCGTTCTTCATCTCCTAAACCATATGTTTTAAAATGTGATTGAACTTCTTCTAAACTAATAGCTAATGGACCAACAGAATTATGGGTAACAGGGTTTGTATGTCTTTCTTTACCATAACTGTGTTTAGCTATTTCAATAGGTTGGAATCCTTCATATGAATCACACACCCAAATATTTTTATCTTGAAAGATATAGCTTAGAAATATTGAAAATCCACCTCTCCAAACACCACATTCTACCACATCACCTTCTACTTCAGATATTTTAGGAAAATGTTGGAATATTGTTTTAAATTCGTCATGGCCAACCATTGTAATTTTGTTGTCAATAAGATCTTGAACTAGACCTTCATAAGTTATTATTGTTTTCATATTTCTATTATTTGTTGATTACTATGTTGAAAATGGCAAATACCTTCTACCATTATATTTTTATGACTTGAATCGTGAATATTGTTTTTTTTAATAACTTGAAGTAAATATAAGTATTTTTCTTCAGATATCAAATTGTATTTTGTAAGATTATTTCTTTCTACACATTCTTTTAGTAATGTCTCACAACTTCTAAATCCATATTCCCATGCTTTTCCATTATAGCCAGGTATGGTTTGGACTTTGTTGTAAATTTCATTTATATGTTCTTTATCATTTAAGTAATTTGTTTTAGAGACATTTATAAAATAGAAATTAGTTTGTGGATAAAAATCTTCATTTATAATTCGATTAGAATCAAAATTATACTTAATCATTCCCCCATATCCAATTCCATTTAAATAATAAAAATCAGCTTCTTCAATTTTTTTATCTAATATTTTTTCTTGTAATATGATATCAATAGCTGATTTACATAACCATTCAATATTGTTTTCTTTACAGTAATCAAAAACCATATCATCTAAATCCGCTGTTCCAAAATTATGACCTCGATTTGTTTTTGAATCTATAATAATACAATTAGGAAAATATGTTTTCCATATTTGAGTATTTTCTTCTACAAATTCATGGTAGTTTTTATAATTATTAGCGACTACTATTTTTTTAAATTCTTTTAAAACTGGTAGATTATAGAGAATATATTGTTCTAAAAGATCTAAATCATTTTGAGATGAAATATATCCTACAACTCCATAAATTGATTTATTAATAAGTTGCTTTAAATTCATCCCAAGTAATTAAGTTTAATAATTGCTTTTTGTTTTTACCAAAATACCCCCATTCCCAAATATTTTCTTGTAAAGTGCAGGTTTTTTCTCCTACTTTAATCACTCCAACTCCAAAATCTGTATCTATAACACTACATTCCATATTTGGGTAACGTGCCTTAAAATCAACAAACGCTTTCCAAGTATCTCCATTCCACGCTATTGTTTGTCTAGGAATTAATTGTGCATCGTAACTTACTGGGTTGCAGTCATGTAATACAATAAATCCACCATCTACTACATGATTTAAAGTATTTTTAATATCTTTTGCTACTTGATCAGCATGATGTAACCCATCAATAAATATAATGTCGTATTTTATTTCATCATGATCTTTAATCAAATCAAAAAACGCATCTGAAGTCATTGGATAATTTACTTCTGGTGGTGTATATCCTTCTACTCCCGGGTCTACTCCGTCTTTATGAAAAGCTTTTATTTCTCTAATATTTTCTCCTTTAAATACTCCTATTTCAAGATAATTAATTAATTTATATTTTTCAATTAAATAATTAATGATATTATATCGTTTGATAATACTGTTTAAATTACGTTGAACTTCAGATTCTTGGAGGTTGTTTTTATACATAATTTAAAATATATTTGGCTAGTGATTTGGTGGTTAAATTTTCTTTAGTATATGAATGTAATACTTTTAATGTATCAAAATATTTTTGCTCATCAAAATTAAAAGCTAATTCTCTAGCCTCTAATAATAATTCTTTTGGAAGATTAGTTAAGGTATTTTTAGGACATTCATGTAAGTCTACAAAATATGGAATACAATTGTTAGCTAGTATTTCATAATGTCTCATACAATCCCATCCTGCTTTTTTCATAGTTACACCGAAATAAGATTTATTATAGTCGTTATAGTATTCTTGTTCTATATCAAATTTATATCCGTCTTGTCCTGGAATTATAGTGCCATATTCTTGAGTTTTGTCTAATTGATTTAAAGCTATTTTACATTCTGGTATTGCAAAATGAATAGGAATAAATTCGTTTGATATTAATTCTCGTTTAAAATAGGGGTGAGTATTGCTAAGAGGATGTATAGATGTGTCGTCTGCTCCATCAATTAAAAATACTTTATTGTTAGGATATGTTTTAGAAACTATATCATAGTAATCTAAACATCTATTTAATGTCCCGTAAATTATTAAGTCAAAGTATTTGTCTTTAATTTTTTCCTCTATATTAGTTCTATCAACATTATCTTTATATATAAGATAAGTAGAAGTAAAACCTTTACCCCATAATAAATTTTGTGGGATTTTGTCTTGATTTTCTTTATATAAATGAACAATAGGAGTGCTATCTACTACTTCAATATTTTCTAATTCAGTTAAGCCATAAAAAACAATATCATTTAGATAATCATTTATGAATCCACCTGATTTACGGATACTCTGATGGTTAGTTATATATAATATTTTCATATTAAAAATACTTTATCGAATTGTTTTATTATATTTTCTGGGGTGAAATTTTGGTAACAATTCCATTCTTTATTTTCTATATCTGATTTTTGAATATTTGATAATATATTACATAATGAGCCATAATCGTTGTAATACATCCCTTTATCTCTTAATACATTTATATGATTACGTTCTTCGGAATTAAAATATGTAATTACAGGTTTGTTTTTAGTTGAAAATTCTCCTATTGCTAAACCAAATGTTTCTCCTCTTTCACGAGCATGAATCATAGCATTGCATGTATTTATAAAAACTACTTTTTGTTCTTGATCTGTAGTACCCTCAATGAATAAAACATTATCTATATCACAAAATGGTTTTTGATTCATAAAAAGAAACATAATATCTTTTCTAATTTTAGCTATATCTGTAACAGCTTTTTGGGCAAAAGGTATTTCAAAATTACTTCCACCATACCATCCTATTACTAATTTATCTTTAATATTAAAAAACTCTTTAAAATCTTCTTTAACATCAGGTAAATTTATCATATGAGGGACATATGGGGAATTACCCCCATGATTTTTAGCTAACCATTCAGAAACATAAGCATAAACACTACCATGTGGATCATATGATGGGAATACTACATGAACTAGATTTTTAGCATCTAAATGTGATTGATTATCATTAAATCCATATTTTAAAGAATAAAAATAATCACAAGGAAAAGTTTGAATATCTTTAAATGAGTCAAACAATAATGTTGGAAATCTATTTTTAAATTTTTCATAACTTTTTAATTCTGACGTTTTTAATGATACAATAATAGATTTATTTCCTAAAATAGTTTCATTAAAATGAGCATAATCATATGTGGCTATACTAGTTCCTCTTTCATTTAAATTAGGGTCAAAAAACAAAACTGTTTTCATATTATACTTCAATTAATGGTAAAATCTTTTTTAATAGTTCTATTTTATCTATATTATTAACAGTACAAATATGATCACACGGATATTCATTATTAATTTTAAAAATTTTATATCCAAATGACTTTATATAATCTATTAATTGATCACTACTTATATCAAATTTTATTAATTGATGAGGTTCAATCTCAATAAACAAATCAGGAAGATATGTTGCAATTAAATTTTTAGCTCCTTCAAGAGTAAATAATTCATATCCTTGAACATCTATTTTTATAAAATTTACATTATCTAAAATAAAATCATCTAATTTATAGACACTTACTTCTTCTCCTCCATCTCCAATAGATGTGTCTCCAATATTTATCCATGTTGAGTCATAGTTAACAGAAGTCATGGTTGTGGGTTCATTATTATTCCCTAATGCTGATTGGTAAGTAATAGAATTAAATATATTGTTTATAATTAAATTACCATTCAATTGTTGATATATTATTCTTTGGGGTTCAAAAGCTATTAATAAACCTTTATTGTTAAGTTTTTTACCCATTAATACTGAGTTGTAACCAAAATTTGCTCCACAATCAATAACAGTATCTCCAGGTTTAATAAAAATATCTATAAGTTGTTTAAAATGTGGTTCCCAAGATCTTCTTGATTTAATATGTTGGGCTATAGCGTCATTTGGGAAAACAATAAAATTTCCGTCTTCGTTAGAAAATAGTTCTGAGATCATAATGTATCATAAAAATTGTTTTGTTTTTCTTGCTTTTCAATTGTTTTTGGATGCATCAATGCATAAGTTTCATCTGATGGAAGATAAGAAAAATCTTTATACCCAGTAAGCACTTCATGTACTTTATTTTTCCAAACTATTTCAGGTTTGTTTTTATAAATTCTCCATTGAAAATCAGGAAAGTTTACCCATCCATCTTGATTTACATACCATCCCCACTTATCAATATGTTCTTGAGTTAGACCTTGTACTGTATTTACTCTAGGCACTAAAAAAACCTCTACATGAGGGTTAGTTTCTAGTATTGATGGTATGTCTTTTATAAGATCTGGGTGTGGATATTCATCTGCATCAATATTTACTATGTAATCTCCTGAACAGTAAGATGTTAATTTGTTTTTCCAATCAGCAAAGTGTCCTGCAAACTCTCCTGGAAATACAACCATGTGATCCAGGTTGTACATTTCATAATGACGCAGTGTTGATATTAATTGTTCATTAGCTTTTGTTGTATCCATTAACACAACAATTTCATCTTGTTTTCGTTTATTAGTAAGAAGAAAATCAAGTAGTCGTATTATTTCCTCCAGCTCATTACAAACTGTAATCCCATATGACACCTTTATTCCCATATTTCTATTTTATTATTATAATATAAATAAATAAATTTACAATTCAAAGTTTTAATTATTTCTTCTTTTCGTTTTTTATCTTTTTCTATATGTTTAGGAGTTAAATGCCATTTTTCTTGATATTCTATAACTATGTTTTTTTCTTTATCATAACCATCAACCCAATATCCAAGCTGTTTTATATAAAACTCTCCACCATTTAAAGCGTGCTGAAATATATACCCATTTTGTTTACCATATTCTTCTATAATTTGACATGCTATATGATTAAAATTTGGAAATTGAATAGTTCCTTTTACAAGAAGACTTCTGTTGATCCTATGGGTTAAAGACATTTTATCCTTAGTAACATCAGAATGTGTCTTACCTTGATTCAATGTATGTCCTATTTTATAAACTCCTTTGTTTCCAGTTTTATGATAACAACTTTGATCATGGTATTTCATATTAGGTTCTCCAGGAATATAAAATTCTACACCACATCCTTTACATATAGAATTTTTTCTCCTTCTTTCAAAACATTTTCTACTACAAAATTTTCTTTTATCACTTAAAAAAGAAATAAATTTTATATTACAAGTTTGACATTCTTTTTTTATTATACCGCTGTCTTGCTTTTTCATCTTCTTGTTCTTTATTTTTCCAATAATATCTTTTGGAAGCATTAGTTTTAGCTGCCTGTTTTTCTTCAGGTGTTAAATATTTTTTAATTCTTCCCATCGATTATAAATATTGTAGAGTTTATAAAGATCACAAAAAGGATCACAAGTTGTTAAATACATTTATATATTCTAAAGCACTTATAAAATCTTTCATTTCAAAAGACTTCATAGTTGTCATGTCCATTCTCCATTTGTAAAATTCTCCTGGTTTGCTTTTAATTGGATATTTTGCTTTTTCCTCCTCTGTTACTTCAACAGCTTTTACTCCTGCCCATTTAGCATTTTCTTTAGATGTGCCATTGTAAAATACCATACCTTGTTGTGGTACGTTTATAGTAGTAGGCATCCATATTAAGTTGTCTTCATCTTTAAATGTTGAATCTTTGTAAAGTTCAGGTAGTACTTCTAGTTGTTGAGTGTAAAATTCCTCTCCTTCTTTCATTAAAGAGTTTGTTGTGAATCCACATCCAAAGCAAGAATATGTTTTTATTGACGTAGAGTTTTCTACAACATAGCATGCATCTGAGGAGCAGTGTTTACATATAATTAAGTTGTCTTTCATATTTTTTTGTTTTGTTTGTTTATTTTCTTTTTATTATAAAATTATTATCTTTCTCTTCAAAACCAAACTTATCTTTAGGAAGAAATTTATCTACTATTTTTCTAAATACTTTTTTTCTTACTCCACCATCACTATCATTAGTATATGGTTTGAAATACAAAGTTCCATATTCTGACTTTTCTAGGTAAGGTAAAATTTCATCTTTGAAGATTTTACACAATGTGTCTAAATAATTTTCTCCTCTTAGTCCTTGTTGTTTTTCATATCCTTTTTCTGTTTCAGGAAAATAAAAATCTATAACCCAATAATGATTATTATTTATTCCTTCACGTTTTAGAGTTACAACAAATGTAGGATCTTCTTCATGTTTTACTTTATACATTTTTTGGCCTTTATCTCTATCAACTACTTCATATGGATATGATAGACTAGGATTAAGAAATTCTAATAGTTGAGTATTAGCTCTTTCGTAATATTCTGATAAAGAACCTTTTCTTAATAATTTACAATCCTCCATAAATAAAATTTCTATTAATCTGGATTCATCGAATCGTTCCATTTTATTTTGGATTTGTAATATTTTCTAAATTTTTATGTTCAATTTTCTTTAAAGAAGGCAACTCTATTTTACGAAGTTGAGGTAATTTTAATTGTATTTGTTTTGGAAATTCAGGAATGCGTTTAAGATACTCAGACATTTTTTCAGTCATTTTTTCAAATGAGAAATTTTGTTTACAGTAAAATCCTTGCCTTTTTCCTCCATCAACATAATTTTTATAATTTTCAAACATGTCTTTTAAGTAAAATCCTACTTGACCTGTGTCAGGTGAAAACCATGAACCTTCTTTCAACAACATATTGTTTGCAGCACTTGGATGAACAGGCGTTAAAACACCATTGATTAAAGTTGTAAATTCTGGCTTTAAAAAATCTAAATGACCACTGAAATTTGTTGTTATAATTGGCTTTTTACTTTGAGTAAACTCAAGTAGTGGTCTTCCAAATCCTTCGCCTTTAGTTAGTGAAACCATTGCCTTTACTTTTGGATGGTTGTACAATTCATTTATTTCCTCATCTGTAAATTCTCCATGTAACAAGTAAATGTTAGGCATGTCTACAGTGGCACATGTTGATTTAATTTGTTCAATTCTTTTTAAAATTTCATCACGTTCCATGTATGATGAACCTACTAAAGATGTTTTTAAAATAAGAGCAGGTTTTACTTTTTTATTTTTAAATGTTTCTATAAATGCTTTAATTAGCAGTCCTACATTTTTTCTGTCTTCTCCTAAGTCACCTGGAAGCCAATGTCCTAAAAACAAGTAGCAAAAATCTTCAGAAATTGAATCTAGGTTGCCTATTTTTTTGTTAGGCACTTCTAAGTGTTTGTAAATGTTTGTGTCAACACCTTCAAATATTACTTCAATAGGTGTTTTCATTTCAACAATACTTTCTACTTGTTTTGTTGTGTCATTTACTTTTTGAAATTTAGACGCTAAAAATGCTTTTTTAGAATGTTCTGATGACACTAATGTTAAGTCCATTCTGTTCATTCCTTCAATCCATTCAGCAGGTACCATGTTTATTTCTAAACCTGCAGTTATGCCAATGTTGTATTTTCCTACTTTTTGAAATTCATTTGGCACAGTAATCCAAATCATAACATCTGGCTGAGTGGTAAGTTGTTGTGGATAAAGATATTTGTTTAAAAAATGCCATTCAGGATTGTCTTCAATAAATCCATTTGGAGTGTTTCCCCAATTGCAAGGTATAATTTTAAAATCCCATTCATCTTTTTTCAATTCAATGATTGATTTAACTGTGTCTCGAGATCGAGAACCGTAACCTGATAATGTATCTACTGGTGCGTAGATTACGCATGTATTTTTACTATTCATAAATTTTATTTAATGTTTATATCTTTAATTTTTTCTATTGCTTGTGAAGGTATGTTATTTAATGTATAATATCCTTGTTTATAATTAGGATCAGTATATAGTTTTAAATAATCCCCAGGAACCATATCTGTTTTTATTTTTAATATTGTCCAATCATTTATTCCTGTTTTTTGAAAAAACATTTCACCTAAATTTTCTACATCTTTTAAATCTTTAGATAAATAAACTCTGTCAGGATGATATGATGCTTTTGATCTTGATTTAGGAACTAGTCCTATTTTTAAAATTTTATCAGCATTTTGAGTTGGAGTAATATGGTATAAAATATCCGGTATGTTTTCAACTATTTCTTCATCAAATTTGGCTTCAAATCTTAACTTAATTTCACCTTCTTTAAAATATTTTTCATTCCATTTACCTGTGTATTCTTCTGTTTCTACATATGAAGGAAACCATCCTAAATTATTTGCATCTTTAATAATTCCATTGTTTAAAGCATTTATGTCAGTACTAAAAGTCTTAATAGAAAATGAATTTTTAGATTTAGAAAATATAAATTTTGAAGAATATTTTTTTTCTAAAATGTTTAGAGTTTTTCCTATATTTGTAGTTTTAATTAAACCTTCTGTTAAATTTAAATTATATTCTTCTTTGTATATTTCTAATAATAATTTTAATAATTTCATTAATATATAATTTTATGATTTAATACTCTTTTTTCTACATTTTTGGTGTTGATAAGTTCAAATTTTGCTCTTGGCTTCCAAGTTGAAAACAAAATGTCTAAATATTTAATGATTCTTTGACCCATTTTTTCTCCTGTTAATCCTGCTTCATCACTTAAAGCCCATTGTCTACCTTTCAATCCTCTTGCTTTACGTTCTTCTTTACTTAAGTCATAAACTGCTTTAATTTGTAATGCTGCATTTTCAGCTGTGCATCTGTCGTCCCAAATGTATGGAGTAATAGGAGAACCTTGAATTGATCTGCTAGTTGGAAATACTGGAAAGGCCCATTCTCCATGTTCTTTAACTGTGCCATTGTGGTTGGAAGGAAAATCAGCGTCTAATTCCATCCATTTTTTATCTTTTACAAAACGCATTTGGTCTTGCATTCCTCCTGTTACATTTGCTACAATTACATTTCCACATAAAATGGCTTCTGTTAATGCTAATCCCCAACCTTCATTGCTTGTTAACAATATTTGAGCGTCTGTTAAGTTGTATAAATAGCTCATTTGTTGAGGATTTAACATTCCTGGTGAAAACAAAATGTTGTATTTTTCATCGTCACTAAATAAGTATTCTTTTACTGCTGCTAAATCTGTTCCATTGTCGTCACATATTTGAGTGTGTAACATTATAGCACAACGTTTTGCTTTTTCTTTAGGCAATTCATCAATGAACAATTTATATGCTAGTAAAGTGTCTGGAATTTGTTTTCTGCGAATGTTTCTTGAGTTGAAAAATAAAACAAAGTCATATTCTTTTCCTTTAAACATTTCATTTTTAAATTTAACATATTCAGGATTTTTCTTTTCCTCATTGGAAAAAGGTCTGAATAAATCATGATTTAATCCATGAGGCACATATTCAATTATTTTATCTTTTACTTTATCTCCTAACACTAACTTGTTGATGTTTACAGTTTGTTTAGAAATGCCTAACAATGCATCACATGCTTCATAGTATGGTCTGTTGTACATTGGAGCTGGATAGTTGTCCCAAATGTTTAAGTAAACAATGGGAATTTTTCTTCTAATTTCATTTTCAATTTGAAACAGCCAAATGAAATATCTTGGATCAGTGATTAAAAATACAGCGTCAGGTTTTTCAATTTTAATAAGTTGTCTAATTAAATTAGCGTCACCATATCCATCTACTGGATAAATGGCAATTGAACTGTCTGTCAATCCTGTGTTAAGATTAGTGTCTTGAGAAATGTCTAATTTTTTACCCTTGTCTGGATGGTTTAGTGCTCCTGCAACTTGTATCCAGTTGAAGTGTTGGGCTGTGTTAAGAACCATTTCTCGAGCAACAGTTGCTACTCCTGAGTGTACTCGAATGTCGTCACAAATGAGCATGATTTTTTTCCTCTCATTTTGAGGCAAATAGGCAAAACTTGAATTCATATAACTTGTTTAGTGTTTATTTATTGTGATTGGTAACTTGTTTTCTAAATTCTTCTGAGTTAAGATATAAATCCATTGCTCGATTTACAAGCTTATTTAAAGAAAATTTACGTTTAATGCATTCTATTTTAAAAGTGTCAAATATTTCTTTGTTAACTTTTACTGATGTGAGTATTTCATCCATAGTAGTATATATTGGTTATATATAAATATATGTATTCTACTTTAAAATCGCCTCATTGTATAAATCTTTACTAAGGTTTGGTATTCCATATTATTTTTCTTCCTTTTAAGGCTTTTCCTATGTTTTCTTTATGTTGTTTAGACATATGTTTTTTAACTCCTTTATCTTTTTTTGTCAAAAACATTTCTAAATCAAACCTAGGAGGAAGTGGATCTGTTTTTTTTCTCCATATGTATCCTCCTGATGTTTTGGCCTTTTTGTTTATACATGAATTTACATCTAAATTTAGTATTTTTTTAACTTCAATTCTCCCTTCCCATTCTTTAATAAAATTCCCCTGTAAATCATATTGGAGGATAGGTTTTCGTAAACTTTTACTAGTTTTTAGTATATGTTCTTTTGATTTAGGAATACCTTTACCTCTACTTACACCCATATTGCTTTTACTTTTTAATTTTTTAGTTTCCTCAGATTCAATTCTTCCCATAAGTGACATTGATTTTTTTAAACATGATTCTGTAGAATGTTTTCTTCCTTTATTTGCCTTACTTATTTTATCTTTAGTTTCTTGACTTTTATATCCTCCTTTTCCATCAATTAAATGACAAAATAATGCTTTATTCCAACCAAATTCATTTATAAATTGTTGTTTATAAAATATTTCTTTTTCATCTAATTGTTCAACTAAACATTCTTCTATAACTTCAGACATATGTTTTTCCCAACTGTATTTTTTAAGTGAATTATAAAGTTTAGGTTGATCTTTACATTTTACTTTTGAATAATATTTCCATCTATTATCTATCTCAGTTGATTGTCCTATATAAACTTTACCACTAGGGCTCGTTATTTTATAAATTCCTAGATTTTTCATATTTATGTTTTATTATAAATATTACAAAAATATAAAAAATCTATGTAATTATATTCCTTCTGAACATAATGATTTTAGTTGGCGGTAAGGACAATATGCACAAGCCCATTTTGACGGTGTTGCTTGGTGACTTACAGTCTTATATGAACCATCAAGATTAAATGTTTCTTCTATAAAAGTGCCCAATGCTGTTTTGGCTTTTTTAACTTTTGTTTTGCCATTTGCAGGGTTGAACTGTTGAATGCGTTTTTGAGGAAATTCACTTTCTTCCCATATTTTTCTTTTTACTATAAAAAATTCAACATCTATGTTTTCTTCATCTACTCCAAACTGTTCACTAAAAAATGACTTGTACAACAATATTTGAAATTGTTTAACTTCATCTTTCTTTTCTTTGTCTTTCCATCCACGAGTGCTAGTTTTTATGTCGTATATAATGAATTGATTTGTAGGTTCATGGTATAAGACTAAGTCAATAAATCCATTGAATAAAACGTTGTTATGCGTTTTATTTGGCGCAATAACAATGGGCATTTCAATTCCTACTAAATGCCAATCTTTCAAACTAAAATATTCACTTCTCTTTTTCTTGATGAAGTCTAAAATGGCTAAACCATCATCATAGAATTCTCTCATTTCTTTTGGACTGCTGAAGTGAACATTTTTATTGTCCTTATAGCCCTTTGCATAGTTTTCTCTAAATCTTTCTTCAAAGTATTCTTCTATGTTTATAGCATCTGCCTTTACTCCACTTTCATTGTACATCACAGACAGGTAATTTTGCAGTGTTTCATGCACTGCAGTGCCAAAAGTCATGTTGATAGAAAAACTAGGTATTTTATGTCCTTCCTTATACTGTAAAGACCACTTTTTAGGGCAAGATAAAAACATTGACAGTTGTGAGTAAGATATGCTCTTTTGAAAAGCATAGTCTACAGCTGTTGGCTTGTATGCCTGTATTTTCTTTATGATGGAAGGAATTTTGTTTTTAGCCATTAGATTTTAACATTGTTTTTACTTTTTGAAGATATAAAATGGCGTCCATATGTTCTTGCAAGGCATGTTCAATAAAGTCTTCAATTGATAAGTCAACTCTGTCTAATGTTACACCGTATTTTTTTTCTCCCATTTTAGCTCTGTCAACAAATTTTTCTACAATTGTTTGAACAATTGAATCGGGAGTGTATTCTGTGTATTTTATCATTTGATTAATTTTTTAACTTGTTTTTCGTCAACTCCCTTACTTAGCAAAACATTTTCCAGCCATTTATCATCTGTAATTTGAATGTATTCTTCTGCTTCAACTGTTGAACATTTAAAATATTCAGAAACATGCTGAAGCACTTCAGGTGGCAAGGTTTTTTTAACAGTTGACTTAATGTAAGGAGAGTAAGTGTTTTTACTTTGTGGAATCATAAAACAGTACACTTCATACAATTTTTTAGGATCTTGAATGTTTAACTTTTGAATGTAGTTGGCAATGTCAACATACTTTGGATTCATGCTTAAAAATTTATGAATCATGTATATGTTAAACACTTTTCTTTGTTCAGGTCCAAATGTGTCCCAATTTGGTTTTGTGTCAATGATTGCTTTAAGAAAATCAAAGATGGTAAATGTCTTTACTTTACTAGATGTTTTTGTCATATTATTTTCCTAAAGTAAAACCAATGTCTTTATAATCATCTCTAATTTCTTTAGGAATCATGTCTAAAAGAATCTTGTTAGTGCTAACATTATACATAACAGGAATTGGAATTAAAGCATCCTCAGCTGTTCCTGCTAGAAATTTACTCATTTTTCTTAAAACCGCTCCTTCAGCTAGTAGTATTGGTTTTCCATCTTCTGAAAGAATGGGAGTGGACTGAGTGATGTCCATTTTCATTTTTAATTGTTCGTTGCTCATATTTGTTTATTTGATTGTTTTTCTTCGATTAATTTTAATAGTGTTCTTTCTTCTTCTCTGAGTCTAGCAGCGTTTTCGTACTCCATTGCTCGTACAGCAATGTTTTTCTTTTTATTAACTTCAGCTAAACGTTGTTCTAATTCTTCTAATGTTTCCATTTTCATTTTTAATTGTTCTTGGCTCATTTTTTTTTTGTTTATTTGATTGTTAGTTTATTATGTTAATGATAAAAATATACGTTCCTCTTTTTTAAAACACTCTCCATTTATTATCATGTCACCATTTTCATTTCTTTCATTTTCAACAATACAATAAATCCAACGAAGTTGTTCAAGATAAGATACAACTTTAGTAATTTTACACCATTTTGGTTTAAACATATCACTAGCTGTATCAATGTCATCCAATATTTTAAAATACTTCTCTACTATTTTATAAAGTGGTGCAACATTTATAGCTTTTCGTTTTGCCATATCTACATTATATGTATCATCATAAATTTGCTTCAATGTAGCATCATCTTCATTAGCTTGCTTTACTTTGCTTTGACAATACTTTACATAGTTTTTATTACCTTCTATACCTTCATATCCCTCAAGAATATTTTCAATTGATAATAAAATATCTCTTAATTTATTTGCTGCGTACAGCATTTGATGTTTATTATTTTTCATATTTTTTTATATTCCCAAATATAATTAAGGGAAACGTATTTTCCAATTTTTAATTTATCTCTTTTTCTTGGTAAGTGTTTTTCATTTTGAACACAACATGCATTGATAGCCATGTAACTTAATCCTAACTCAGTTGATGCTTTTTTACCTGTTTCCCATTCCTTAATTACATTACCTTTAAGATCTTTTTGTAAAATAGGTCGTCCGAAAGATTTTGATGCTGATTCAGAAAGATTTTTCTTCCATTCATTATCTTTTACATGTCCTAATTTAATTTGGCTTTTTTTCTTTTTAGTTTCTTCACTATCTTTTTTTCCTAAATGAGATAAGCTTTGTTTTAATTTAGTTTCTTTTGAAAATGTTTTACCTAAATTTGTTTTTTTGGTTTTCATTAATTTAGAAAATTCTAATTTTACAGATTCATATGTTCTACTACTAATACAATAAGATTCTGCTGTTTTCCATCTTCGTTTTCCTGTAGCCATTAACCATAAAGAATATTTTAGTTTTTCATTTTTAGGATAAATTTCAACCAATAAACGATGACATAAAAAATGTTCTCTTGCTGTTAGTTCTACTATATTTTCTTTATTGTTTGATCCACCTAAACATTTAGGTATGGCATGGTGTTTTTCTTTATAACCTTGTATTTGACGAATTTTAGCACGTTCTATTATTTGACTGTATATTCTTTGATAATCCATGTTTTATTATAAATATTGTCAAAATGGATAAGGAAACAAACGTTCAATTATTTTTTAGTAGAAATGATTTCCAATACACGAGAAATAGTGCTCATAATATTTATCTCTTTGTCCAAAACAAAATGAGCGTGATACATATGTTCCTCCAAAGTACATATAATTGTACCTTCATTTTCTTTAGCATATTCATTTAATTTATTGTATAAAAATTTATATAAACTTTCAAAGTCATCTACTTCCGAATTTGCAACAATTTGCCTTATAACATTAAACGACTTAGTAGATGGTTTTTTTAATTCTTCTAGTATTTTTACTTGATAGTCATTAGATTCATTTATTGAGTTGTCTAATGTTAAAGTTCCATCAATAGTGTACTTTTGACAGTTGTTGATGATTTTTCTAAAGTCAGGATAAAACTTGTTTACAATAGTGACTAAATCAGGAATTTCATATTCAATGTCTTCTTTGTCTAAGATAATGCTAACATGTTGTGCCACTACTTTTTTACTTGGGGGAGACAAGTCAAATTCTTGACATCTGCTTCTTAAAGGTTCTATAAGTCGTTCTGCATAGTTTCCTGTTAAAATAAAACGAGTAGTTAAAGAATATGTTTCCATCATGTTTAACAAAATGACTTGTCCTGCTTGTAAAATGTGAGTTGCTTCATCCAATATCACTATTTTGAGTGGTGCAAAGCTACCAGCAGCAGCAAATGCTCCTACTTTGTCTCTCATAATGTCTATGCTTCTCTCATCTGTAGCATTTATGTAAAGAAAGTCACAGTCAATGTTGTTGACTAATATTTTTGCAAGTGTTGTTTTTCCTGCGCCTGGTTTTCCTGCAAATAGGAGGTGTGGAATGTCTTGTTTGTCAATGAATTCTTGAAATTTAGCTTTCACTTCATCTTTACAAATGTATCCTTCTAAAGTGTCTGGACGATACTTTTCATTTAATATTGTGTGTAACCTTTTTGACATAACTTTTATTTAAAAATTGTATTTCTTCTTCATTGTCTCATAAAACTCAGGACATTCAGGAGCATATTTTTTAAGCAAATTAAGATAATATTGGTGTTTAAATTTCTTATCATCTGTGCTTTCATATATAATTAAATCTCTTAATTTAGCAGCCATTTCATAACGTTCTTTTTCAACACACCAGTCTAAACGGTCTTGCATTACTTCAATATAGGCATTTTGAGTCATAACTTTTATTTTTATATTGCTGTGAATCTTAAAAGACATCCTATGTATCCTTTTGGTCTATACTCTTCAGGATTGTCTAGTACCTTTTCTAACATATCACGAACCATTTGTTTATCGTCTTCTAATGTTCTTACTGGAGCATCAATGTCTTGAGGAAACTCAGGTGACCAAGATATAGTAATACTTTGTTTTGGCTCAAATGTTTCTGGATTGTATATAATAGGACCAAACACACAACCATCTTTTACTGGTTTGTACATTTCTCCTGGATCATACATTTTTGGAGTAAATGATATTGTGTAAACATATCCTACTTTATGTTTGTAAGTTGGATTGTCTGAGTCTGATATTTTTAAAGACTTTGCAGATATTGCTGTTTGTTTATCTTCTGTTAGTCCTGTAGGTAAGTCCATCCATACAATTTTATCAAATTCAAAGTGTTTGATAAGTTCTACTTCTACTTGAACACGTTGTTCTTCTGTTGAATTGTTAATGCTAAAACCCTCCCTTGAGTTTCCACATATTGACAATAATTTTTCTGTTAAATTTGATTTCATGATTTATTTTTTTATAACTTTTTATTTATTTCCGAATGGCCATCCTGCAAAATCCTCAGAATTCATTACAGATTCAATTAATGGTATACAATAATCTTCATCAAGTGAAGTAATTACTATGTTACTTATATCATATCCTTCAGGATGTTTTTTAGCATAAAATAACATAGCTCTTTTTTCTGGTAATTCATAATCTGGATTATTTTTTAATGGCCTAATATACTTATCATACACTTGTTGAGCCGACATTTTCGCAAATAATTCTTCTAATTCGTTAGCTGGATTTTTCATATTTTTATTTTTGGTATTACTTTCATAATCCTAACTCTTTTAATTGTTCAACTGTTAATGGTTTAATTGGTTCAGGTTCTACAAACTTTGGATAATTTCTTTTAAGTGGATCTTTTTTAGAAGTATATCCTGTGATGTCAACATATCTAAGCAATTCCTTGTCACCATCAATTGTGATGCCTGGTATTTTGCCTCCAATTTTGATCATTGCTATTTTAAATCCCATCTTGTGAGACAACCATTTAATTATTTTTATCATAGTATTTCAATTATGTTTTTACGCAACATTTTGTTTATTTTACTTCTTACAGCATTAGGATGAGTGTTTAAATATGTTTGGTTATATTCCATAGGACCTACACTTTTACACCATTCATTTAAATCATCAAATTCATTTTGTTCATATGCTCCATCAGCATACATTCCTGCGTCTGTGATTAACACTTCTAATTCAGACATTTTATTCCAATTATCATACTCTAAAGAGTTTTCTTCTCCATACAATAAATTGAGACGTTCTATTTCTTTTTGGACGTTTTCTTTTAGTACAATTTTCATAACTTTTATTTTAATTAAATATATGTTAAAGAATTTTGTAAGCCAAACTAGTCTCCGTAAATGTTAAATTTTTTAGGCGGTTCAGGAGCTACAATTTCATTTGTGATGATGTATATTTCTCCTTTTAAAGGCGACAGTTTAAAGTCATAAGCTGTTTGAGTTTTTTGATAGTATGCTTCTAATGCTTCTGTTAAAGACTTATGTATAATCTTATCATCTATCAAAATCCAGTTATCACCAGGGGCAAATCTTGTTGCAATTAAAATATTATGTTCAATTTCCATTTTTAAGTTTATTTTCTTTAATCATTTTCTATAAAACCTAATAGTATATTGCTACTCATATTTGTACGTAACTGATTGACATTCTAAGGTACAAAAAAAGACTTGAATAAACAAGCCTTTCTTTATTTTTATTTAATTTTATTTAATTTTATGACATACCGTCGAACACCTTTTTAGCAATAGCTGCTAATACAGCTCCTGCTGCTGCTCCTAATACTATCGCTGTCATATGAGAAGGATTTGGCGCTCCCATAATAATATTGTGAGCACTATATACAACATCTCCCACAGAGTCAAGAATACTTCCCAGTACTCCTCCTCCTACAAGTCCTAGAAAAATTGGCCCTCCATAATCTGCCCCTTCTGCTACCTCTTGCGACTTCTTTGCCATTACCAAAGCTAACTTCTGTACAACAGCCCTATTTATAGTTTCTGATAGTTCAGTGGGATTGATTCCTGCTTTTGCTAATACATTTTTTAGTTGTTCTAATGCTTTGGGATTTTTTGCTATAGCATCTGCAGCTTTATTTATATCGGGATCATTTTCCAATCTACCTACTGCCTTTGTTGCTAATGCAGCTGCTTCTTCTGGAGTTGGTACTGCTCTTTCTGCTTCCAATAACTTGGAGTTGGTAGTTAGTTTATTTTCTACTAAGAATTTTTTTAAATTAAAATTTTCCATTTTGTAATTTTTTTAATATTTGTTCGTTTTGTTTTACTAAAGTAAGTGTCTTTAGTATTGATTTTATGCTTGTCCTTGTTTTTTGATAATCCATAATCGATATTTTATTCGATTATACATATTACCCGGAGACTAAAGATTAATCTCCTAGTGGCATATTTTAGTACATTCCAGGTATACCTGGTTCTTCTTTTTTGTCATTGTTTACTTCTACTATTAATGCTTCAGTTAACAATACTACTCCAGCAACTGATGCTGCATTTTCTAAAGCACTTCTTGTTACTTTAGTTGGATCAATGATGCCTGCCTCTTTCATGTCTACAAATATTCCACTTTTAATGTTGTATCCTTTCCAATTGTCATCACTACCTAAACCATTAATCAATCCATAACATTCTCCTTCAGTGTGTCCAGCGTTTGTTAAAATTTTCATAAATGGAGCGGCACATGCTTTGTAAACGATTTTTTTACCAATGTGAATGTCTGAGCCAAATTTTATTTCTTTTTCAGTAATGGCTTCTCTAGCGTATAACAATGCGGCTCCTCCTCCTGGTACTATGCCCTCCTCAATGGCTGCTTTTGTTGCGTGTAAAGCATCATCTACTCTGTCTTTAGTTTCTTTCATTTCTAATTCACTATTTCCTCCAACATGAATAATTGCTACTCCACCTATAAACTTTGCTAAACGTTCTTGTAATTTTTCTTTTTCAAATGGTACTGTTGACTTGTCAATTTGTATTTGCAGTTCATCAATTCTTTCTTCAATTTTTTCAACTGTTCCTTTACCATCAACAATTGTTGTTTGGTCTTTAGTAATTGTAACTAAACGAGCACTTCCTAACCAATCCCAAGAAAACTTGTCTAACTTCATGCCTTTTTCACTGCTAAACACTTGTCCACCAGTCATTGTAGCAACGTCTTCAAGAATTAACTTTCTACGATCTCCAAAGTCAGGAGCTTTTACTGCTGCTACTTTAATTGTGCCTCTGATTTTATTTACTACTAATGTTGACAATGCTTCTGCTTCAATGTCTTCAGCAATGATCAACAATGATTTTCCTTGGCTTGAAATGCCTTCTAAAATAGGTAGTAAGTCTTTGGCTTGAGTAAATTTCTTATCAGCAATCAAAATGTATGGTTCTTCTAAGGTACAGTTCATTGAGTTGTTGTCTGTGACAAAATAATGTGACTTATATCCTCTGTCGAATTGCATTCCTTCTACTGTTTCAAGATATGTTTCTCCACTTTTAGACTCTTCAATGTGAACTACTCCTTCACGACCTACTTTTTCCATTGCTGCGGCAATTAACTTTCCAATTTCAGGATCGTTGTTTGCAGAAATAGTGGCTACTTGTTCTAGTTGAGTTTCTGAAGTAATGTCTTTAGACACTTCTTTGCGTAAACATACTACTACTTCTTTTACAGCTGAGTCAATGCCCCTTTTAATTTCTACCGCATTTGCTCCTTTGTCTAAGTAAGACAAACCTTCATTAATGATTGCTTGTGCTAGTAAGGTTGAAGTAGTTGTTCCGTCACCTGCGTTGTTAGCGGTTTTGATAGATGCTTGTTTAATCATCTGAACGCCCAAATTTTCAATTGGATCTTCTAGGTCTGAAATTTGTTTTGCAACTGTAACTCCATCCTTTGTACTTCTCACTTCACCGTATTCAGTGTAAATGACATTTCGACCATTTGGTCCTAATGTTGAGGTAACTGCGTTGGCTACCTTGTTGATTCCGCTAACAAGTTTTTTTCTTGCTTCAGAACCAAATTCAATGTTTTTGTTCATAACTTTGTTTTAGTCGTTTATAATTGCGATTACTTGATTTTCTGCTGTTCCGTAGTATTCCTCTCCTTCAAATTCAATTTTAGTTGGTCCCATTTGAGGCAAAATTACCTTTTGACCTACTTTTAATGTTGAAGCTACAAATTCTCCTGTTGCGCAGTAGTAACCAGGACCTACAGACACAATAGTGCCTATTAGAGATTTTTCCTTTCCTAAGTCAGGAACAATAATGTTTCCGTAAGTAGTTTCTTCTTCTGTTTTGGGTTTGACAATGATACTGTTAAATACAGCTGTTAACTTCATAACTTTACTTTTTAAATGTATAACTTATTTTACTGTGATAAATATATTAAATTTATATCGTTTAATCAAGCTTAACTTCTTCTTCAATTATTTGAAGTTCAATTATTTTTTCAATAAAGTAGTACATTCCATTTTTTTTCAACACAGTGTCAGCACAAATGTAGTCCTTGTATTCTTGTACAAATTTTTCCTTAATTGACGTTTCTTTAAGAATGCGTTTGATAATGTATAAACTGTCTTCCCAATTTATAATTTGTGTAGTTAATGTAAACATTATGTGTCTTTTTTAACAATGTAATAAATTGATTTTATATTATCTGTTTCAAATGACAGCTTTAACAGTCCTTCTAAGTTAATGCTCATTTTTGCTTTAACAGCGTCTTTATTTGCTGACAGTATTTCTTTCAACAAGTTTGAACTAAAATTTAAAGTAAAGTCAGATGACACATCTTTTTGTGTAAAGTTAGTCATGAAGTAAGATACTTTATTTGCATATTCAATGTCTCCTCCAAATGTAAGTTCAAGTTGAAAGTCTCCATCTATGCTTGTGGTTGGTTTAAACACAACTGTTTCACTTTCAGACAAGGCAGATTTTGCTTTTATTAGGGCAGTTATAATTTCTCCATTTAATTCTGTTTCTAAATTGAATATGTTAGAACCATTAAACGCTCCAGTTTTTGGAACAGTTAATATGTCTGCTAAGGCATAGTTGACAGTGAATTGATTGTCTGCAATGATAAGTTTAGTAAATGTTTTACCATTTTTAATGTAGTCTAACATTATTTCTCCACTTGAAATTCCTATGAGTTTAAGAAGTTGAGTTGTGTTGCTTATTCCAACTGATGAGTCTACTAAGTTAAAGTTACTGTAGTTTATTTCTCCAATCATTTCTCTAGTTGGAGCAGTAAATTTAATGTTTAGATTGTTACTTTTTACATCCCATTTAACTCCTTCTATAAGGCCGTTTAAATAGTATTTGTTTATAACTGCTTGAAATTCTACTTTTGAAATCATAACTTTAATATATGTTTTTTTTAGTTAAAGGCAAAGAATTTTCCAACATTTGGATTGAGAGGTGGAAAATTCCAAGAAAGATCACTATATATACTCTTTAATTTGCTGGCTAGCAATGAGTTAAATATTTCCTCAACGTCAATGTATGTCTTTACAAATTCCTCAATTTCAGGAGGCACTTGAGCATTTGGAATGCCAATTGTTTCTATGTTGAATGGATTTTGTTTTAAGTTGATGATAAACAATTTGTCACCTTCAATTATACTTTCATATTTTTTGTCTAACTTTTTAAACTTTAACAAGTCATTGTATCTTACAGCTGCTTTTGTGTTGAACGGTGCTTTCAACTTAAATCTACTAAATATTTCTCCTGTTGTTGCTTTTACTTGATAGTTTGTTATTTGTTTTACTCCCATTGGTTTGCCTAATACTTTAGGATCTAGTGTTTTAAGTGACTTGTAAAAGTTAACAATTGAACTGTCTATTTCTTCTTGTGGTTTTCCAAACAGTATGTCCTTAATAAAATTTTCACCAAACTTTTTAAACAGTTTGTTCATGTTGGACTTCATCAACTCAATGCCTTTCATGTCTAATTCTTCAACGTCTACTCCTTCCTTGTTGGTAACATACATTGCGTACCTTCTTTTGCCTGTTGTAAGTACTCCAGCACAAATTACCTCTTGTTTGAGCTGGAAGTAGTGAGTGTTGGGTTTAATGTTGAATAAACGTTCACTGATGTTGTTTAAGTTAGCATTTGATTCCTCTTGTATTTGATTTGCTAACTTTAATATGATTTCATTTTTGTTAATATCGTTAATTTCAATACCTTGAGATTTCATATGTTCTAGGATAGGACCTAAACATATATATAGACTATCAGTATCACTTATGATAATGTTTTGCATAACTTTTATTTGTTTAAATATAAAAAAGAGAGCTTGGTTTTCCAAGCTCTTAATTTAAAAATTTATTTTATTTTAGTAAGGTACTTTATTTATACTCTGTTCCTAATAGTTGTTTTAAAACAGCTGTAGGAGTTGGGGCATTAGGGCCGCTTGGAATTGTACCATCTCCAGAATAGTTGTCACCAAATTTTATTCCATCTAATTCTACATAGTATATTCTATTACCTGCATCATCTGTGAAATATTTTATTTCATATGTGCCTTTTTAGCGCTAGTATTTTTATTGTTGATAGCCTCTCGCACTTCTTCGCGGATTAGTTGTCTTAATTCTGGTATTTTCATTTCTATTAAGTTTTGTTATAAATATGTATTTTTTTTAGAAAGCAAAGAATTTTTTAATATTTGGATTCAAACTCGGAAATTTAAAATGGATTATTATCGTCGTATGCTTTTTTAATGATAATTCTAACAACTCGATATTCAGCTTCATCACTTCCTTTAAAACCTTTTCCTATTTTTTCTTGAGTTTGTTTTATAACTTGATTAGCAAAAGCTCTTCTCCAACTTTCATCATCATACATAGCCATTCTACTAATTTCATCTGTTTCATCAAATCCTAGTTCTAATTCATCATTAGCTCTCTCAAAATATTCATTATATATCCAAGAATTAAATTTAGGATCATTTCTATATTGATATAAAAATTGGGTGATTACATCTCTAGGAACATTTTTACCTATATTTTTATAAGATTTAATTGTTGAGGAAGAAAAAAATTTAAATTCTTCAAGTTCACCACCACGAAATAATTCAAGATCATTAGGATCAATTCCATCATCACTTATATTTTCATTTAATACTTTAGATATTTCTTCTTTAATAATTTGACGTAATTCAGATTTTTTCATATTTGTAGTATATGTTATACATATTAAAGATTAAACTTAAATATTAATTCTTCTTTGTTTAATTGTAAATATTCGACGTAATTCAGATTTTTTCATATTTGTAGTATATGTTATACATATTAAAGATTAAACTTAAATATTAATTCTTCTTTGTTTAATTGTAAATATTCATTGTTTATTTTATCATTTACAAAATCTATAGTAGACATAGTGAGGCGCTGTCCACTATTAGTTATGGCTGCACTACAAATCAAATGACCATCAGTATACCTCCAACCATTTTTAGCATATGTACCATACATTGCGTTCTGTAAGATCTTAAATGCATGTTGAAATAAATCATATAATTTATAATTTGCCCAATCCTCTTCTTTACCTGCTTTTTTCTTTAGTGCTCGATAATGTTCTCGTTTTTCAAACCAGCCTTGTAAAATAGTAGAACAAATACTTTGTTCATCAGTTCTAAACATGGCTCCTGACGCTGCTACTGTAAAGTTGTTTTTTTCAACTATGTCAATTAAGTCTCCTAATTTTATTTTGGTTGATTTAAGAGTATAATTTTCTTTGTTTAACTTTTCAATATTTACTATTTCATTTGGATCTCTTTGTTTGAGCTTTTCCAATGAGTGATTTTGTTCATATGTTGGATTATGATCTACTTTAATTCTGCCTACTAATGTTTCAATGCCTAAGTTTAAAGACTTGATAATTGAAGGATACAGTGATGTAAAGTCTAAGTCTATAACATCAAAGTACAAGCCTGGCACTGGTTCAAGTATGTATCCTCCAGCATATGTTTCATTTGCCATTTTTAAAGATGGATTGTGTGTTGTTGGTTTATTTGGTGATATGATGCCTTCTCGTTTGAGATATT